ATGACGCAAACCAAATATATTAACAAAAAAGATGTAATTAATAGAGGGTTTATTAAAAAAAATGGTACGATATATAAACAAAGCCTCATAGAAATTTGGTATAATAAAGGCTGGTTAGAGCTAAATAATTCCAACTACAATAGCGAAGATAGATTAAAAGCAGGACTAAAGTTAGCTTTAGATTTTCATATAATAAATCGGGCAAATCTTCATTCTAGTCATATTATAAATGACAAAATAGATAACAATTATAACAATGAAAGCTTTGCTATTTTAGATGCTAAAAAACGTTATCAACAAGCAATCAAATCCATTCCCGCAGAATTTTGGCCAATCGTTAGGCAAATATGTATTGAAGAAAAAGATCCGATTCCTCCGCTAAACACTAGCGAAAGGCAACGAGCCTATTTTTATTATATGTGTCGCATAGACTTATGCCGAGGTCTTGATAGAATATTAGTTAACACAACCAAAAGTTGAAAATAGTAAAATTTTATAATTTAAACTTTACAATAATAAAAAAATATTATACAACTTTATTCGTAAGATTAAATAAAAGGATTAAAAATATGGATTTAATAGAAATTTATGCATTATTTTTCTTGCTTTTGAATATAGTTAATCAAATAAAGCTTGGACATTTATCCACACACATACTTATCAGTATAGCCTTAGAAATTCCTATTCTTGGTCGAGTTTTTATGTTTTGGTAAAAATATATTTTTTACATCTAATTGACATTCCGTCAGGGTGGTATACAAATATAAGTATAGTGAGAAAGTGTTTGCAGAACCTTTCTCACTTTTGCTTTTAAAAATATTGATGACCTCCAGTCATAATTTGCTAATGCTAGGTTATTAACAACTTTCTTAATCAATTTTTATATGGAGTAAATATTATGGGATTAGCATCTCCAACCAAATATTTATCTGTATCATCTATGGAACGTAAAATAGAAAAATATTTTGCAGAACGCTCCAATTTTAGAACGGAAATATACAGCCCCAAAAAAGGCGAAGTTATAGAAATATGCGAACAAGCCCCGTTACATTTAACGGGGCTTTGTGATTATTTAGGAATATCTAGTCAAGATTTAGATAATTACCAAAATATTCCAGAATTTTCAGAACTAATACGTAGAGCCAAAAAGAAATGCGAAGCTTATCTTGTTGACCAATGCGTACGTTTGCACAAAGCGGATTTTATCTTAAAAAATAATTTTCCCAATTCATGGCAAGACAATAACGAAAATATATTAAGTGAAGAGCTAAAAAAAGTTTTAGTCGAATTCGTTACCAAATAATAGTGGAGTTTCAATATGAACAATCAAACAATAACAGCTCGTATTCCATCATTATTTGCCCCACTTCTAACTGAAAAAAAGCGAATCAAATTTTATTATGGAGGGCGTGGAGGTGGCAAATCTTATGCTTTTGCAGATAGTCTTTTAATTAAAGGACGCATGGAAAAACTATTAATAGCTTGTTTGCGTGAAGTACAAGATAGTATCAAAGATTCAGTATATCGTTTATTGTGTGATCGTATATCCTTCTACCAGCTAAAAGATTACAAAATTCAAGAAAATAAGATCGAAAACAAAATAACAGGAACAAAGTTTATATTTAAAGGTCTGCGAGATCAAGATATTCAAAAAATCAAATCACTAGAAGGAGTAGATATTGCTTGGATAGAAGAGGGACAAACCATATCCAAAAAATCATGGGATATTTTATCGCCTACAATTCGCAAGGATGGTTCTGAAATATGGATATCAATGAATCGTGAAGAAGAAAACGATGCTTTATGGATTTTGCTTGCTGCCACGCCAGATGAACGTACTTATGTTTGCAAAGTAAATTATTATGACAATCCATTTTGTCCTCAAGAACTAAGACTTCAAGCCGAAAAATGTAAAAAAGAAAATCCTACAGACTATTCACATATTTGGCTAGGACAACCTTTAACTAAAGGAGCTACAAAGTTAATATCAACATCAGATGTTAGGCGAGCTTTTTCTTCCCAAATATTATATTGTGATGCTCCTTTAGTCATAGGTCTTGATATAGCAAGATTTGGTGATGACAAAACAGTTTTTTGTTTTCGCAAAGGACGTTTATGCATAAAATTTGAAGTGCTAGAAAAACAAGATGTTGTAAGTATCGCTAATTTTTGTCAGGGTATAATTCAAGATTATACTCCTGTAAGAATTTTTCTTGATATAGGAGGTGTTGGTGCTGGTGTTTATGATATTTTACATTCTAGAGGATATCATCACATTGTCCGAGCCATAAATTTTGGCTCAAAAGCCATTCTTGAAGAACGCTATGTCAATCGTCGAGCTGAAATGTGGGATAATGCTCGTATTTGGCTAACTCAAGAATTACCCGTGCACATTCCTCCAGATGAAGATTTTTTAGAAGATATTTGTTCTGCAAATAAAAAATATGATAGTAGAGGTCGTTTACTTCTTGAAAGCAAAGAAGATATCAAAAAAAGACTTGGGCGTTCGCCAGACAAAGCGGACGCTTTTGTTTTAACTTTTGCCGAACCTGTAACAGATAACGGAAAAATCAAAATTTTTAACAAAAACCAAATATCTATCGAAGATATTTTTTCATCTTCTAACGAAAGCAAATGGTAACAAAAACAATAAGGAAAAACAAAATGATAAAACCAATCTCAGACAGAGTTTTTATCAGGCTCGCACCCAAAGATAAAAATTCATCTAATAGTATAATTTTGCTTGATGATTATCGTCACAGCCAAAACATTGGACGAATTGAAAGTATAGGCAAAGATGTAAAGTCAGTAAAAGTTGGAGACAAAGTTCTATTTCATATTTTTGATGATTTACCTACCCCAGATCCCAGTATTGTTGTTATAAGAGAAAATTCAATTTTAGGAGTATTTGAAGATGAATGAACAATTTTTAGTCAATAACGAAACAGAAGTATCAAAATGGCTTAACAAAATTAGTAATGCTGAAAAAATTTATGATCCATATCATAATTTGCTAAAAAGTATTCGTCAATATTATCGTAACGAAACGGTCAAAGACAAACAAAATATTTTTTGGGCTTCAGTCGAAACTCTAAAACCCTTTTTATATTTTAAGCCTCCTAGACCTTATGTTGAGCGCAAAGAAAAAACAAGCAATCTAATTCATAATATGGCTTGTCAAATAATTGAAAAAGCTCTTAATTGGAATTTAGAACAATTTGATTTTGATAGTGTAATAAAATATGCTCGTAATGATTTTTTGCTAGGTGGAATGGGAATAGTAATAGAACGCTACAAACCATTTTTTGGCATGATTGACGATGGTGAAGGCAAGCAGCTTGAACTAAAAATTGATGAACAAGTTAATAGTGAATATGTTGATCCAATCAATTTTATAGCAGATTCTGAAAAAGTTGGAATATGGGAAGATTGTACATGGTTTGCTATCAAACATTACATGACATTTACTGAAGCCACATCACTATTTGGTCAAGATTTGCAAACGATTTTATTTGATTATTCTAAGCAATCTTCTAAGTCTATAGAAATTTACGAAATATGGGATAAGAGCAATTCTCAAATTATGTTTCTAAGCAAACAAAGCCCTCATCATTTCTTAAAGATTATTAGCAAAGATTGTGATGAAAATTCATTTTTTCCCATGCCCAAACCATTATTTGCAACATGTACGAATGATAGCATAATTCCCGTACCAGACTATATTCAAATAAAACCAATGCTAGATGAATTAGATGGCATAACATCTCGTATGGAAAAAACAATGAAAGCCCTAAAAATATCAGGATGCTATGACAGTGCTTTTCCCGAATTAGGCAACATACTAAATAAAGATGTTACATTAGTAAGTATATCTGATTTTGATAGGTTAAAATCTGCTGGAGGTATTAAAAATATTGTCGACTTTATGCCAATCGAGCAATATATTACAGCACTACAAACTTTGGCTTTACGTCGACAAGATATCATTAATTCTATATATGAAATTACAGGAGTTTCTGATATAATGCGTGGAACTTCAACCAAAGGTGATACTGCAACAGCAGTTACTCAAAAAACCAACTTTGGAACATTACGCAATCAAGATCGTCAAAACGATATGCAGCGGTTTATTGCTGAAATTTTTAAAATTAAAGCCGAAGCAATTTGCGAATATTTTGATATCGATAAACTTCTTTCTTTTTTATCGCCAACAGAACGAACAATGCCAGAGGCTATAACAGCAGTTACACTTCTAAAAACAGATAAACTGCGAGGCATGGTTTTAGGAGTTGAAAGTGATATAACATTTTCTGACAAAGATAGTATAAAACATAACTTAGATGCTATCAATACAATTCATAATTTAATAGCTCAGGCTTTTGATGTAGTAAGTAAACAACCTGCATTATTAAATTTATATCGTCAAATGATAAGCAATATTACTTCAAGTTTATCAAACGCTCGCCAATATGAAAATATTATAGCTAATTGTTTCGATAAAATTAGTGCCGAATTTAACACACCAGATGTTCAACCAGCTAATATTACCAATCCTCAGATGTTAGCTTTACAACTCCAAAGTCAACGCAATGAGCAAGATTATCAGATAAAAAAAGAACAAAATGAAATAAAGAAAGCTGAGATATTATTAAAACATCATCAATATCAAAGTGCAAATACCCTAAAGGAAAATAATAATGCGTACAAAGAAAGTAAAAATATTTGCCAATAAAAATAAACAGATTTGTTAAATTTCGTAAAACCGCTTTTCTAAAGCGGTTTTGTTATTTTAAATAAAGGAACAATATCTTTGACTTATTTTACTAAAGAATTTCTGGAAGATGTCATTCTTCCAGACGGTACGGTTGCGACTTCTGTACAAGATATCGACCGCTACCTAAAAGCCAGTAATTTGGCTTCTTCATCGGATTACTCCGAACAATATTTTAACAATATAAAGCTAATCAACGAAAGAAATCAGCGAAAAGAAATTTTTGCTGAGCTTATCAAACAATATAAAAAAAGGATATGGAATGAGTGAAATTAGAGAAGAACTAGAATATTTTGCTCGCTTGGAAGATGAAAAAAAAGACCAAGAAGCAAATGAAAACAATAATTCAAATCAACAATCTATTGATGAGGAAGAAGAATTTAATATTGCTCCTCAAAATTATGATAAAGAATTAGCTAAAACTTTTAATGAGCTTCCGTTCGAGTGGCGGCGTTATCTGCATATTCGAGAACAAGAAGTTGATAAAGGTTTTAGCAAGTTGCGTACTCAAAATGAAGAATATAAATGGCTTGATGACATTTTTCATTCTCGTTTTGAGTATATGCAAAAAAATGGTATCAAAACACCTCAAGAGTGGCTCAAAAACATCATCAAAATAGATGAAATGCTTGAAAAAAATCCCCACGATACCATTACAATGTTGGCAAATTCCTATGGAATTTACCAAAATAAAAATACCCCAACAGCACAAAGACAATCAAATAATCTCACAAATATAATGAGCGAACAACTCATAGCCAAACAGATAAATGATTTTATTAGCGAAGTAGATGAAAATGGCAACCTAAAACATCCCTATTATAATGATGTCATTCAAGATATTTATGACATAATCAGCAAAGGTAGTGCTCAAAATCTATACGATGCTTATGAGATGGCTATTTGGTCTAATCGTTCAATCAGAGATAAGCTGATTGCCCAAAAAACGCAACAAACTCTCGAACTAAAAAGCAAAAATGCTCAAAAATCCAAAATAGCAGCTTTCAATCTAAAGGGTAAAGCTCTTCCAGAAACTAAAGATTTAACGCTTCGAGAAGAATTAGAAATGCGTTTTGCTGAACTTAATCAACAATAATCATAAAAAGGAAAATAATAATGGCAAATAGCAATTACGATTCTATTTTTACAACTACATTAGCATCACGCACAGCCAAGCTAGCAGATAATATTTCTAAAAACAATGCATTGCTACGTAAACTAAAAGAAAAAAACAATATTAGATTAATTAGTGGTGGTTCTAAAATTTTAGAAGAACTAGAATATGGCGAAGGTGATATGGTTTGGTATTCTGGTTATGATACAATTAGCTACAGTCCAAAGCAATTATTTACCGCCGCCGAATATGCAATAAAATTAGCCGCTGTTCCCGTTGCAATTTCAGGAGAAGACTTACTTAAAAACTCTGGTCATGAACAAGTTATGGAACTAATGGAAAAACGTATTCAAAATGCTGAAAAAACAATGTCAAACCAATTGGCTGCAGCAATGTATGGCGACGGAACAGGTTCAGACGGTAAATCAATAGGCGGATTAAAATTACTTGTTGCAGATGACCCAACAACAGGCACTGTTGGTAATATTAATCGTGCTACTGCGGGTAACGAATTTTGGCGCAATCAATCATCAACTTATCAAAATCTTAATTCTAGCAATATTTTACAAGCTATGGATGAAATGTATCTAAAATGTTCCAGAGGCAATGATAAACCAGATCTAATTGTTTTAGATAACAAGCTTTATTCAACCTATGAACAAGCATTGCAACCAATGGCTCGTTATAGTGATCCTAAACTTGCAGATGCTGGTTTTCAAAGCCTTAAATTTAAAGGTTGTGATGTCATTTATGATGGTGGTCAGGGTGGTCATTGTCCAGATAATCACATCTACTTTCTCAATACCGATTATTTGTATTTACGTCCTCATAAAGATCGCAATATGAAAGTTGTAGGTGGAGACAGATTATCAATTAATCAGGATGCAATGTATCGTATCATTGGGTGGGCTGGTAATATGACAATGTCAAACGCAGCACTCCAAGGTGTTTTAATCAATGAAGTAGCAGCCTAAGACATATCAACTAGAGAGGGGTTTCCCCTCTCTTTATTTTATAGGGAATTTTATATCATGGATTTTGCAACTTATCAAAATCTTATTCAGCAAAATAAGAATAAAACTGACGATAATGTTATTGCTCGTTTTTATGATCGTTCAGTTAAAACAAATCAATTTGACGACAATGGTATTCCTGTATTTAAAACAGTTTGCTATTGTGAAATACGCATCAAAGACAATACAACCGAAGTTTTTGATCAACCAGCAAGCAAAGATAAAAAAGAGCGCTTTCCTGTAGAATATGCTCGTTATGAGTTATCCAAGAAACAACTAGACAAAGGAACACCTCTAGAAATGTTTGCTTTTTTAAGTGCAAGTGAAATTGATGCTTGTCGCTATCGAGGCATTTTTAGTGTGGAAGCTCTTGCCGAACTAAGTGATGAACATGCCAAAAATATCCAATTATATAATGAATGTTTATTAGCTAGACAATTTATATCATCAAGTCAAGAAATGAAAAAAGCTATCAGCTCAAACACAATTGAAGCAAGTTACAAACGACAAATTGCTGATTTGAAAAAGCAAATAGAAGATTTAAAACGGATAATAAATAGGAGACGAAATCGATGAAATCAATCCTAGATATTTGTAAAGAAGTCGCAGATATAGCGGCAACCAAACGACCAGAAGATTTATTTAATCCCACATCTCAGCAAGACAGTATATTTCTAAGTGTTGCTAAATCTGCATTAGATAGTTTGTTACGATATGGCGATTGGCAAGAACTAATCAAAGAAGGCGTACTAAGAACATCATATCAACGTAATAATTATTTGTTAGATAGCATATGTCCAGATTTTTACAGCATCTTAAACAATACAATCTACATCAAAGATTGCAACGAAAATTTAATTGGTTCTATCACTCCAGCAGATTGGATGAAGGAAAAATATTTTTACGAAAGTACTTCAGGGGTAAAATTTAAGCTTCAAAATGGCATGCTAAAATTTTTAACACCTCCACCAGATGCTATTAAGATTGTATTTCAATATCGATCCAATACCATTTGTTACGATGCTATAAATGGCTATACTGAAAAAAGTAGTATTACTAAAAACACCGATATTCCCATATTTGATGAATATCTGGTAAAGTTAGGAATATTATGGCGTTGGTTAAAACGTAATGGTATGGATTATAACGAAGAATTTAGTGAATATGAACGTGAGATAAAGAAAAAATTTGCCACCTCTTTGGCTACCCAAGACATAAACCTAGCCCCATCTAATATTGATATTGCCTCTCAAGGAGTAACAATTAATGTCAAAACAAATAAATAGAGGAAATAGATCTATCAACTATATCCTACCTGCACCATCAGGTGGTCTTAATATGAGAGACAGTCTAGATAATATGGATATTAAAGATGCTATCGTAATGGATAACTATATTCCTCAAGATACCAAAGTAATTTTACGCAAAGGTTATTCTCAATACGCAAAATCAGTTTCGCCATTTTTAACTTTGGCATCATACAAAAAATATAACAATTCTCGATTTATAGGCATATCAGGAGGTCAAGCATATAATCTGACTTCAAAACAAAATATCCATATTTATGAAGATGTAAGCTTTAGCGAAAGTCGTTGCCAAACTTTTCAATATAAGGATTATCTCTACATTATGAATGGACAAGACATTCCCAAAGTTTTTTATATTAATGAAAATGGCGATGATGTTTTTGCAGATTGGGGATTTAGTTCAGAAAAACTTATTGCCGAAAAAATAGTTACAGGAACAGTATCTAAACAATTTTTATGGTTTGTCGAAAAAGGATCAATGCAAGTTTGGTATTCAGCTGAAGCTGGCAATATTGCAGGCGAATTATATTGTTTTGATTTAGGCCAAGTTTCACGTTTTGGCGGTCATATAATGTCTGTTTGTTGTTGGACTATAGACGGTGGACAAGGAATTGATGACCTAACAGTATTCCTAACCTCAGAAGGTGAAGCAATAATATATTCAGGAAGCAATCCTAACTCAGCAGATGATTGGGAACTCAAAGGATCATATAAAATAGCCAAACCACTAGGTTATAATTGTATTCTGCCATATCAAGGCGATGTTATAATTATTACCGAAGAAGGTTATTTACCTTTATCCAAGGTTTTACCTCTTAATCAAGCAGGAAACTCATCTATTGCTTTTTCTGACAAAATTCGTGGATTAATATTAAATAGGACAGCCAACAACAAAAATAAAGAAGGATGGCAAGCTATTATTTATCCTAAAGGAGGCTTTGCTGTTTTCAATGTTCCTATTGCTCGTAATTTCGAACAACATATTATTAATATTAATAATGGGGCGTGGTGTAGATTTACCAATATAAAATCATTTTGTTGGGAACTTTTTGAAGGTCGTCTTTATTTTGGTTCGGATTATGGAGTTTATCTTTTTGACGATGGCTATTCAGATAATGGGCAACATATTTTAGGTGAAGTTCATCAGGCATTTAGTAGTTATGGTTATAATGGACTAAAAAAAATTCAACTTCTGAATCCACGTACTAAATCATCAACCAAATACGCTTTAGTAATATATACTAATATGGATTTTGAAGAGCGCAAAAAAGCATATGCTGAAAATTTAGGTTCTATGGGCATAACCAAGTGGAACGAAGCCAAATGGTCTTGTCTAAAAAATCCTATAGGCACCAAGTGGCAAACCCTAAAAGGAACAATACGTTCACAATGGATTGCCAATTCTGCTACTGGTTTTAAATCTAGTATTGTGTTTAAAACCAAAACAAGAGGCAATCTTATAGAATGGTTTGATACAGGAGTAAGATATGAAGCAGCCAACGGAATCTTATAAAATAATCTATGACCATGATGACAAAATAACCAATTGGATATGCCAAGGTTTAAATGATAATAAAAGTTGGCTAGACAGTCCATATCATACCATAGGATTTGTCCGTGACAATCATCTTATTGGAGGGCTTATTTATCACAATATTCGTCCCAAACGAGATTTATGGTGGACAATTTATACGACAGATAAGCGGTGGTGTACAAGGCGAGTTCTTAAAAAAATATTTGGGCTCGCTTTTAATTTTTTGCAAGTTGAACGAATAAGCATTTTGGTATCAACAACAAATCTTCCTTGTATAAGACTTGTTGAAAGACTTGGTTTTAAACAAGAAGGATTATTGCGTAAATATCGTGATGATGGTTCAAGTTGTTTTTTTTATGGAATTTTAAAATCAGAAAATAAATGGAGTAAATAAAATGAGTAAAGCAATAGGAAAAGTATTAGGTGCAGGAAACGCCTCTACATCAAATTTTGGATCAGAAAATGAAATCTTAAATTTTCTTAATAATTATAATACAACTAACTATGACAATACATTAAAAAACCTAACTAATTATGCTGCAAATGCATCTAATCAGCTTAATAATATGGGAAATTACAATTTTAATGTTACCGCATCAGATGAAGCTCGTCAGAGAGCAGAACAAGCAACTTATCAGTCATACTTAAATAATTTGTTACCCCAGTTTGCCAATCAAACAAGTGATCTAACAGCATCTTTAGCTAATAAAGGAATAACAATAGGATCAGAGGCTTATTCTCGTGCTATGAATAACTTACAAAACACGCAAAACAATGCACTTAATCAAGCATTGTTCCAATCTGTTTTAGCTGGACAAAATGCTTATTCCAATAGCCTAAACGATACAATTAATGCCGCTAATTTTAGCAACAACGCTCAAAGTAATTATATTAATCAACTTTTACAAGCCTTACAAAAATCTTATTCAGGTTATGATATCGCCATGAATAAATACAACATTCAAAATAATGCCAATCAGCGAATTGCTCAAAATAGTTTAGCAAATGCCAATGCTCAAACAGATTCAGGTAACCAATTTTTACAATCAGCAGCCAAGGCTGCAGCTCTTGCTTTGGCTTCAGATAGGCGTCTAAAAGAAAACATCAAAGCTGTAGGCAAATTAAACAATGGCCTAACAGTTTACTGTTTCAATTATAAAGGAAGCAATATTTCACAAATAGGATTAATAGCTCAAGAAGTACAAGAGGTTAACCCCGAAGCTGTAATTGAAGGTGACGATGGTTTCTTGCGTGTTAGATATGACCAAGCATGTTTATAAAAAGTATAAGTCATAAAACAACTACAACCGCTTAAGCGGTTTTTTTTATAAAGAAAGGAAAATAAAATGCCATTTGATAGTGAAGGAATGTTTTCCAGACTTCATTGTTGGGAAGATGATAGGATAAACGATATAGACATAGTAACCGACCACATGGATGAGGAAGATGATAATTTTGCTGATGGTTTAAGCCAATGTTTTTTAAAAAATGGAACATCTAAAATGGAAGGAGATTTTAATGCAGGTAATTTTAAGCTAAAAAATATAGCTGATGGAGCTTTACCAGCTGATGCAGTTAATCGCTCACAATTAGATTCATTTTTACAAACATCAAAAGATATTTCTAATGCACTTTTTCTAGTTGGCGATATCAAAGCATCACTCATATCCGAAAATCACAATAATTGGGTATTATGTAATGGACAAGAACTCAACCGTTCAGATTATGCTGATTTGTTTGCGTTAATTGGTGAGAACTTCGGTTCAGGCGATGGAGTATATACATTTAATGTTCCTGATTATCGAGGTCGTTTTTTAAGAGGTCTAGGCACTGATTCAGCAAAAGATATCTATACTCCTCAAGAAGAAAGTCTTCCTAATATAAGCGATTCCATCACTGGAATAGGAATGTCTAATAGTTCATCAAGTTCTAATAAATTACTAAGCAAGAGCAACTATGGGGAACAACGTTTTTCAACATCTGGCTCATCAAGTGGGAGAGGTTGGGGAACTCTATCTATTAATTTAGGCGATGCAAATTCAATCTATAAAGGTGAGCATGTTACCCCACAAAATTATGCTGTAAATTGGTTTATTAAAGCTAAAAAAGAAGAATAAGGAGAATAATAATGGTCGGTAGAATAATGCCCAATTTTATAGAAGTACGTCAAGGAGATAGTTTTACAATTCAATTACAGTTCAAAGATGAAAATGATTTTATTGATATCTCTGGCGCATGCTTAAAAATGCAGATTAAAACAGGCAATGATAATAAAACGCTAATCAACAAAATAGGTGTTATTGATGATGCACCAAAAGGCAAAGCTCATATTGCTATAACCCCTGAAGACACAAAAAAAATATCTCCTAATAATGACTACATCACAGACATTCAAATAACATTCAAAAATGGAGAAGTTCATACCATTTATCCTCAAGATATTAATCAGGTAGCAAAATTTATTATCAGTCAAAATGTAACGGAGTAAAAATATGGATAACACAATATTTTTAACTTCTGGTCAAAAAATAGAGGTATTATTTCAAGATGAAGTAAGCCTAGATATTGATTGTGCTTTAAGATATATCAAATCAGGAGAGCAAGAGCTCGACAACTATATTGAAAATAATCTCAAAAAAAGATTAGATGAAACAATAACAAATGCCAAATCAGATATGAATAAGCAAATATCTCAAGGCATAGAAGATGCATCTATATCAGCATCAACATCAGCAAAACAAGCAATTGATGAAAGTGTTTCCTCAATAAAAGATGATTTGCTATTATATAGCACTAACGAGCTAAAACCAGAACTAGAAGCACTAGTAGATGTTGCTTCACAAAGTGCTGAAATAGCAAGTAACAAATCAGCACAAACTGAAGTTTATCAAGCAAATGCAGCATCTTATGCAACACAAGCAAACCAAGCAGCCGCAGATGTTCTCATCAACAAGCAAGAAGTCGAAAATTTAATAAATCAAGCTGTAAGTGGTTATATTGGTGATATCGGTTATGCTCCATTAGGTATTAACGAAAGTTTAAATCAGCGCCGTTATCTTAATGGACAAATAATTTCTCAAGAACAGTTTGTCGAGTTTACGCAAATATTAAAGGAGCGTGCTTCCCTTTATCCAAGTTTACTTGTAAACGAGAACGAGTGGCAAGCTGAAGTAGCAAATTCTAAGTTAGGTCAATGCGGCAAATTTGTTATTGATGATGACAAAAAGACGATAAGGCTTCCTAAAGTCATAAATATCAATGGATTATCGGATTTAACATCTATTGGTTCTATAAAAAATGAAAGTTTGCCTAATATTACAGGCGAATTTACCCTGCGAGAAAAAATAGGCTTTGTTGCAGATACTCCAATGTCAGGAGTTTTTAAGCTTGGTGAACAAGTATATAGCAACAAGGCAAGTTCAACTGCATCGACAGCTTATTCAGCAATATTTGACGCTTCTTTAAGTTCAAATGTTTACCAAAATCAAGCTCCTGTTCAACAAGAGTCTGTTCAATATCCATTTTTTATTCAAGTTGCTTTAGGCGTACAGGAGGTTGTTGATATTACTAGGCAGATTGAACTAAATAATCCGTTCTTTTTGGGTATGAGTCAATATTTTGTATGCGAACCTAATAATGTTAGTTGGCTGCTTTCTAATAACCAATTTTATTCTGGTGCTATTTATGTCAGTTTTTATGAATGGTTACTAAAAATTTACAATGGCAACAAAGTAATTGATGGTATTTCAGTTAAAGCAAAAAATGAAGAATATAATGATTATGATTACGTTATTGATATTTCTAATACAACATTTCGCTTACCAATAAAAATAGAATACGAAAATAACACGTCAGCAAAACTATATTTTTATGTTGGCGAAACTTGTCAAGATAGCAATCTGATAAATATAGGTGCAGTATTGGCTCAATTAGCTAACAAAGTTGATATAAACGAGGCTGACTACGTTATAGATAGCTATCTTGATAATGAAGGTAACTGGTACCGATTTTATAAAAGCGGCTGGTTAGAACAAGGAGGAATTACCGTATCATCTAGTTCAAATACAATAACATTGTTAAAGCCATTTATTGATAAAAATTATATAGCATTTGCTCAGGTTATTGGTGAAAACACCAGTAACTTAGGTACTAAAATAACTAAAAACAATCAAAACCAAATCACAATTTATAATGCTTCAACGTCGTCTTGTATGTGGCAAGCACAAGGAAAGGGGGCTTAAAGAGGAGATAAAATATGTTTGATATAGGAACTAAAGTAACCAAAAAAAATTATACTAAGGCAGCTATTTGGTGCAACAAAAATAATGCAACTATAAATCCATTAAATTGGCAGATAGAAACATTAAATAACAATATATCCATAAATGAAATAAAAGCCAAAAGAGCATTATTATATTTTAATCAAATAGATCCAATAACATCTCAAATAAGTCGTCTAAAAGATGAATTATCTAACGAAATAATTGCCGCCAAAATAGAATATTTAATTAATTTACGTGCTTACAAAATAGCTGTTATAAAATCACAAAATCCCTATCCCACGGAGGAAATAGAAGATGCCCGATAATTTAGTCGAAGATAGCAAGGTTATTGGCTCTGCATCAATAGCTGTCATTTTAGATTATGCGCAAGTATTTAACCAAGTTATAACTTTGCTTATAAGTTTGTGCACACTAGTTTATGTAGCTAATCGTGCATATAACAGCCTATTTAATAAAAAGCCAAATAAAAGAAAAAAAGGAAAAAATAAATGATAAATATCTATACTATTTCACAACGTTTAATTAAACATGAAGGGCTGCGTTTGCAGCCCTATCGTTGTTCTAAAGGAAAACTAACCATAGGAGTAGGGCGTTGCCTAGATACTAACCCTATAACAGCAGAAGAAAGCAAAGTAGTGGGCGATTGGCAACATGGTATAACTCGCTGTGCCGCCATATATCTATTAAACAATGACATAAAAAGAATTTATTTTGGTCTAAAACAAAATATCGAATTTTTCAAAGATCTTGATAGCGAACGACAATATGCCTTAATTGACATGGCTTTTAATTTAGGTATTGGCGGACTATTAAAATTTAGAAAAATGCTTTTGGCATTGCGTAAAAAAGACTATCAAACAGCAGCTAAAGAATGCCTAAATTCTAACTATGCTAAAGAAGTAAAATCTCGTGCCCAAACTATTGCCAATACTATTGAAACAGGAGAATTTAAATCATGAAAAAAATAAAAGTATATATTTGCATAGCATTAGCACTAGCTGTAATAGCTACAATGTTTTTAAATCCACAATATACCAAAGATGTAGCTCAAGCCCTTATTATAATAATGGAAGAAAATCAATGTGGTTGCGAATCTTAATTCTATCAAGCCTTATTTTAACTATTTATTTTTTAGGACAATCACATTGTCAAAACAGTTTTATAGCTCAAAAAGTCGAGATAATTAAAAATGTTAACAATAAAAATTTACAAATTTTATCAACTCCTAATGCTTCTAAATCTGATTTACTTAAGCTCATGTACGCAAATAAATTATGATAATTGTCCTATTTATCCTGTAGCTGGAAGCAAAGTAGCTCAAGAATTAGTTGAACTAAATGCTCCAGCTTTTTGGGAATGGATGGGACGGATAAATAAGCTAAGACTTCAACTTGAAATATGCAAAAAATAA